TTCAGTTCATTTGTGCTAGCTACAACGATTCGCTTGCTGAGTACTTGGCCGACAAGAGCCGCAAGGTGGTGCAGAGCGAAAAGTACCAGAAGGCATTTCCCGAGGTACGGGTGCGGGGAGACCAAAAGGCCAAGAGCTTCTTTGAGTTGACAAAGGGAGGTTGGCGCATGAGCCGGGGCATTGGCGGTCAAACCGGCAAGCACGCCCACATCATCATCATCGACGACCCGATCGACACGCAAAAGGCTTTGAGTGCGGCCGACATCAAGAGCACTAATGAATGGATCACCGGCACAATCAACAAGCGTAAGGTAAGCCACGACAACACGCCATCAATCATGATTATGCAGCGTGTTGCAGAGAACGACCCTAGCGCTGTGTGGCTGGAGCAGAAGAAAAAGGGCGCCAAGATTGGGCATATCAACTTGCCAGCCGAGCTTACGGATAACGTAAAGCCAGCCCGGCTGAAAAAGCTTTACAAGGATGGGTTGTTTGATAGTAAGCGGTTCAGCCGGGAGGTGTTGGAGGCGCAGAAACGTGAGGGGCCTTGGACGTACCAAAGCCAGTTTTTGCAAGACCCTGTTCCTCCTGGTGGTGGCCTGTTTAAGGTAGATAGGATCTCCATCGAGGTAGTTGATTATACTGTTCCTGGTTGGCAGCTTGTGCGGTACTGGGACAAGGCCAGTACTGGCGATGCAGGCAAGTTTACGGTAGGCTTGTTGATGGGCAAGGCGCCTGATGGGGTGTTTTGGGTTTTGGACGTGGTGCGGGGGCAGTGGGAGCCCGCTGAGCGTGAACGGATAATGAGGCAGACTGCCCAGCGGGATGGCCACAAAGTAGTAATCCTTATTGAGCAGGAGCCTAGCGGCAGTGGCAAGGAGTCTGTGTATAACAGTATCAAGAACTTGGCTGGGTACTTTGCCAGGGCTGATAGGCCAACTGGTGATAAGTTTGTGCGGGCCGATCCGTTTGCCGGACAAGTTAATGCTGGAAATGTGAAGCTTCGTAGGGCTGAGTGGAATGAAGACTATCTAAACGAACTTCGACTATTTAGCCCAATTGCTGTGTACAAGGACCAAGTCGACGCCAGTTCTGGAGCTTTTGCTTACCTAGCAGGGCGTAAGATAAGGATTGGTGGTTTTTAATGATAACCGCGCTCTTGCGTCGTATAATACCCTGTGGGGTACACTAAATGTTACGGCTGTTGAAAGAGGGAAGCGGCAGTGAAGAAAAAAGCAGGGAAGAAAAAACAAGTCAGATCGTACAAAGACCCCTGGTACGTGCCGCATAACTACCTACGCACCAGCCGGGCCGAGGCGGCTGCTCTGGAGGCTGTCTCGTGGCTTGACACCCGTGATAAAGGGACCGGGCCTCGCAATTACACCGAGTGGTTCAAGGTGCTGCATACCTGTGCCTACCATGCTATCAAATCAACATCCGAGCAAGGCAAAGCGATATGGACCAGTAGGTGGGAGCGTGTGCTGGGGTACTTGGTCGAAGCCAACATGGGGCTTGCATATTCAAGGGCTCGTCATTTTTCTAGGTATTGTACGGATATTGACGAATTGGAAAGCGAAGCAGCATCTGCTTTGTACCGTGCGGTGTGCCGGTTCAACCCGTGGCTTGGATGGACGTTTAGCACCTTTGCTTGCAACGTGATAAACAACTCGATTGGCAGATATCTCCATTTGGGAAATAAGAGGAGAAAACTTGCACCGGTCAGCTTTGAGAAGGAATATGAAAGGCCGGTAGTTGGCAAGAAAAGCTCTGATGAGCTTGTATTGGATAGGTTGCGGGTCGCCATGGAAAGAAATCTGGCGGAACTTAACGATGCTGAAAAGCAGGTGCTTTCCTTAAGGTTCCCACTGGATGGAAGCAATCCAGTGATATTTGAACTGATTGGCGCACGTATGGGCCTCTGCAAGGAGCGGGTGCGGCAAATTCAGGTAAAGGCTTTAAGGAAGCTAAGAGAGGTACTGGAAGAAGATCCAGTACTTCAATAAGGAGTCTTGCGTTGAGAGAAAAACCAATCCCGCGTATTGCTACCAATGAGGAAACGGCTGCGTTCCTTCGAACAAGCTATGCCGCCTTTATGGCAAACACCATGTCCACAAGGGCTAAAGTGCTGTCACAGCTTTTAGACCCTAGGCGGGATCTGGATAATGAGTGTGGGTACGTAAGGGAACCCACTGCTGCTGAATTTGACGAGATGTACCGTAAGGAGGGAATTGCCCGCCGTGTGGTTAACATCTGGCCGAGTGAGTGTTGGCAGGTCAACCCTGAGGTTTGGGTTACGGAAGAGCCCGATGACACTGAGTTTGAGGCAGCATGGAAGAAACTGGTGCTGGATTATGATCTTTGGTCCGTAATGGAGAGGGCAGACAAGATCAGCGGCATTGGCCGGTTCGGCATCATTTTGCTTGGCATTGATGACGGCAAGTCATTGGAGCAGCCCGTAGACATTTCTGGGAAGAGAAAGCACAAGCTGATCTATACCAGAACGTTCGATGAGTCGGTAATTACTATCAAGGAGGTGGAAGGCAACCCCAATAACCCGAGGTTTGGCAAGCCGAAGCTGTATTCTGTGAAGTTTGAGAACCCAGTCGACGGATCTACTAACCTCACAGAGACAAATATTCACTGGACACGGTGCATCCATCTGGCAGATGGCAAGCGCATGAGTGAGGTATTTGGCGAAAGCAGAATGCGGCCTGTATTCAACCGCTTGCAGGACATCCGCAAGATTGCTGGCGGCTCTGCCGAGATGTTTTGGCAGGGCGCGTTCCCCGGCCTCAGCTTTCAGGTGGATCCAAGGTTCCTCGAGTTTGGTGCTGTTGAGATTGACAAGGAAACACTGAAAAGGGAAATGGAGGAATACGCCAACGGGTTGCAGCGGTGGATGTCAACTGTTGGTGTGGATGTAAAGAGCCTTGCCCCACAGGTCTACGATCCCTCTCATCACATCGAGATAAACCTGAAGCTTATTGCACTTGCTCTTGATGTGCCTTACCGGGTGTTTATGGGCACGGAGGAGGCAAAGCTAGCTAGCGGGCAGGATAGTAAGACGTGGGCTAAGCGTGTGGCAGAGCGGCAGAACAAATACCTGACCCCGTATGTTGTACGGGAGATTATTGATAGGCTGGTGATGTTTGGTGTGCTGCCACCCCCGGAGGGTACGCTGCACATTGATTGGCCGGACATGCTTACTCCATCCGACCAGGAGAAGGCGGAGGTAGCAAAGGCCAAGACCTCTGCCATGAGGGATTATGTGCAGGGCGATGTTGAAATGATTTACCCGCTCAAGCACTACCTCATGGATATCCTTGGCCTTTCTGCAAGCAACGCAGACATTATCATCAAGGCTGTTAAGGTTGGTGATGAGTTTACTGCGGATGCTGGGGAGGCTGCTGGACGCCCGTCCAAGACTGTGAAGCTTGTAAAGAGTGAATAATGCCCAGAACAACGCAAATAGACCCAAGTCGGACAACTACTATCCGTCGGGCCTTTGCGGCGGACATTGTTCGTCGGTTTCGTGCAGTGCAGTCCTCCATCAAGGAGGTCGTAGTTGTTCGTGATGTGTTTGGGCTAATGCCAGCCAAGCATATCGTAGTGCATCAAGACCTTCCCCCAAGGGCTTTTGAGTTCAAAAATGACCCAGGCAAAATCGAGGCTTTTCGTGCTTGGCTCAAGGAAATGACGGACGCCAAGATACTCTCTACAGATTACAAGGGGGAGCCTTGGCTGGCTAAGTATATTGAGTCGGCATACAAGAAGGGCAAGCTTCGTGGCTACCAGCAAGTAATACGAAGCAGGCGGACGAAAGAAGAGCCCGTAATGCCGTCCATTGGGGTGGTGTTTGGTGCCCCTGAGACCGTTATTGCTGTGCAGGCTTTGTTCACCCGTGCATTTAATGAGCTGCGTGGTGTGAACGACGCAATGGCACAGCAACTTTCCCGCATACTATCACAAGGCTTTGCCCAGGGCCAGAACCCGATTGAAATTGCCCGTGCCATGACCAGAGAGATTGATGTTCTAACTAGGCAGCGGGCAGTATTGATTGCACGGACCGAGACCATACGGGCACATGCAGAGGCTCAACTTGATGCTTACAAAGAAATGAGCATTGAGCAAGTTGAGGTGCTGGCCGAGTGGCTTACGGCTGGTGACGATAGGGTGTGTCCATTGTGTTCAGCGAAGTCTGGGGCAGTTTATACAGTAGACGAGGCAAGGGGAATGATCCCAATGCACCCGTTGTGTCGGTGTGCTTGGGCACCTGTTGCGGTGAGGAAGGCAGCGGCATGACCAGTGAAGACGGGGTAGTCGTGTGCTATTACACGAAGGGGCCATATGAGGCTGAATGTGCAAGAGGCCCCAACGCCAAAGAATTGGCTTGAAGGCGTGCACATGAGGGCTAGGTTTTTACAACACTGTCGTAAGATGTTTCCGGACTAGGTATTGCTAAGTGTTGATGCCGATGCTTATGTGCACAGTGACCCGTGGGCTTGTGTACCAGATTGCGATTGTGATATCGCAGTACACACCTTTAAGCGGGCAGGAAGACAGGACGAAATGCTTCCTGGTACGTTGGTTCTGTGGCCATTAGCATTGTGCCAGTTA